TCTTGAGATGTTAAGGCAGTATAGACAGGAATGGGATGACAGGAAAAGGATGTTTAGGGATCAGCCAAGACATGACTTCACAAGTCATAGTGCTGATGCGTTTAGGTATTTAGCTTTAGGGTTGGAAAATCGTACTAAGATGATAAGAGCACCACAGTCTGTGGCAGTCAATGAGTACAATCCTTTTACGCTATGAGGTATTCGCAGGACTATAGAGATGCTTTAGAGATGGTAAAACAAAGTGAGTTTCATAATTGGTGGGATGATAAGCTTATACAGAAATATATTGAAAGACCTTTGGGAATTATGCAGTATAAGATTATTAGAAGTGTGATACAGGAGCCGTTAGTGTTTGCTACATGGGGATTTCCCAGTGAAAAACAGGTTGAATCTTATGTAAAAAACTCAGAGTTTCCTGTAGATGCTTACAAGGGTGGTGGCAAAAATGTTTGGGTTATAGACTTTATTGCTAAAAAAGGTTATACAAGAATGGGATTTCAAGTTTTAAGGAAAGCCTTTACAAGAAGTGGCTATCAAAAAGCCTTTTGGTTTCGACCTGAGAATAAGAAATTAGGATGGCATACATGGAAAGGAAGTTAAAATGGGTGCAGTAGAAAAAATATTTGAAAAAGTTATTGAAAGACCTGGTAAAAAAATAATTCAGGAAACAAAAGAAACTATAACAGGTACATCTAAAGAAGATTATAGAGCACCAGTATCTGCTGAAGTAACGCCTGAAGTAACGCCAGAGATTATAGAAGATGAAACGCCAACTATTACAACTAGGTATGCGACTAGAGGTAAGAGATCAGGACAAGGTGGTACAATCATGGAAGGCTATGGTGTAACAACTAGACCAGCATCTAAAAGATCAGTAACGTAGGAGATAACAATGTCATTCCTAAAACCTAAAGTATATGTTCCACCACCACCACCAGTTCCAGAAGAACCTGCCAAAGCTGATTATGAAAAGGCTGCTGCTTTATCTGCTGAAGCTGAAACAACAGAAAGAAAAAAACGTAGAGGTCGTGGCAGTACGATTGTTGCTGGTTCTTTAGGAGAAACATCCACAAGCATGAGTGGGTCAGGTGGCACACCAACTTTGTTAGGATAAGCTTATGATGAATGTCAAAGATATAGTTGCTAGATTTCAGCATGTAGAAGGTCAGAGAGACAACTGGAATAATCATTACCAGGAGTTAGCTGACTATATGTTGCCAAGAAAAGCAGACATAGTTAAGAAAAGAAGTCGTGGTGAAAAGAGAATGGAGCTTATCTTTGATGGTACGGCTCTACAATCAGTAGATTTATTATCATCTAGTCTTCATGGTATGCTTACATCAGGTGCTACACCTTGGTTTCATTTGACAATGAAAGACGAAGAACTAGGCAGAGATGAAGAAGTACAGAGGTGGTTAGAAGATTCCTCGCAAAGAATGATGCGTGCTTTTACTATGTCTAACTTTGAAACAGAAGTGCATGAAATGTATGTTGACCTAGTTGTGTTTGGTACTGGGTGTATGTTTGTTGAGATGGATGACAAGACATTACGTTTTAGTACAAGACATATATCAGAGTTTTATGTAACAGAAGATCAATATGGTATTGTGGATACTGTATTTAGAAAGTATGAAATACCTGCAAGGCAAGCTGTGCAAAGGTTTGGTATTGATAATGTTGGTGCGTTTATAGCTAAGACGTTTGAGAAGAAGCCAGACGAGAATGTTACAATACTACATGCAGTTATGCCAAGAAAAGACAGGGACCCAACAAAAGCTAATAATAAAAATATGCCATTTGCATCTATGTATATCTGCATGGAAACAAAAATGATACTGGCAGAGAGTGGCTTTCAAGAGTTACCTTACGTTGTTCCACGCTTTCTCAAGGCAACTGGGGAAGTTATGGGTAGATCTCCAGCTATGGTTGCGTTGCCAGATGTAAAGATGATAAATCTAATGTCTAAAACAATCATACAAGCAGCACAAAAAATGATAGATCCTCCACTATTAGTGCCAGATGATGGGTTCTTGCTCCCCATTAGGACCCAGCCTGGAGGTCTCAACTTTTACAGATCAGGTTCAAGAGATACAATAACACCATTACAAACTGGTGCGAATATACCTATCGGATTAAATATGGAAGAACAGCGAAGGATGGCAATACGTTCTGCTTTCTTCGTTGACCAATTACTTAGTGGCAATACGCCAAACATGACAGCAACAGAAGTAATACAGAGACAAGAAGAACGTATGAGAGTTATAGGTCCTGTACTTGGTAGATTAATGAATGAAATGTTAAGACCATTAATTGACAGGGCGTTTGCTTTGATGCTGCGTGCTGACATGCTTGCAAGACCACCAGAGGTTTTGCAAGGCATTGACGTTGATATAGAATATGTATCACCACTTGCAAGAGCACAGAAGTCTAGCTCTGTAAATGGTGTGATGAGAGCGTTAGAAATATTAATGCCGTTGTCACAACAGTTACCTGTGGGAGATCACATTGACCCTGATGGATTAGTTACTTATTTAACTGAAGCACTAGGTGTGCCAAAGAGAGTATTAAAGCCACAGTCAGCCGTTGATGAAGAAAGAGAACAAAGAGCAATGATGCAACAAGAGCAGATGGAGCGACAAATGGAGCAAGAAGATGTTGCTACAGTAGGTCAAGCTGCCCAAGCTGTAAGAATGGTGGGTGCAAATGAATGATCAAATGGCACATTTAAAAGTAATGTATAAAGATGCTTTTGGGGATAACGCTGGTAAAAAGGTGTTAAAGGATTTGGAGATACGCTGTAACTGGCGTGCTTCAAGTTATGTAGCAGGAGATGCCAACGCTACAGCCTTTGAAGAAGGTAAAAGGGCAGTCATACTACACATATATAACATGATGAAAGAGGAGTAAATATGTCAGAACAAGTTGCTGAACAGGTAGCCGAACCAGTACAACCTACAGTTATGGAGACTCCAGCTGAAGTTGCACAAGGTGGGTCTGGTAACAGTTTCATGGAAATGATACCAGAAGAATTAAGGGAGCATCCTAGTCTATCACCAATAAAAGATGTTGGTAATTTAGCCAGGAGTTATGTAAATGCACAGAGATTAATAGGTAGCGATAAAGTTCCGTTGCCAAAGAATCCTACAGAAGAAGATTTAGATAACATTTACAGTAAGTTAGGCAGACCAGAAACACCACAAGGTTACGAGTTACCTGTTGATGGGAATGTTATAACTGAAGAAGTTGCTAGTGCATATGCAGATATTGCACATAATCTAAGGCTTACACCACAACAAGCACAAGGTGTATTGGATTATTACAAAAGCACAGTTACGCAAACAAGCGAAGGATTAGCACAAGAAGCCGAACAACAGGCTGAACAAACAGCAGCAGAACTACAAAAAGAGTGGGGAGCAGCTTTTGAGCAAAAAGTAACAGCAGCAAAAGATATTGTTGATCAGTTTGGTGGTTCTGATTTATTGCAGATGAAGCTAGAAGATGGTACATTAATAGGCAATCATCCTGCTTTTATTAAGGCATTTGCTGCTATGGGAGATTTTAAATCTACTGTAACAAGCGAAGATACTGTTAGTGATAATGCTACTAATAAAGCTTACACACCACAAATGGCACAACAAGAAGTTGATACTATAATGAACGATAAAACACACGCCTACTGGAACAGGAAAGATCCTATAGGAAGACAACGTGCTGTTGAACGTATGCAAGAATTGATGGGATTTATTCATGGATAATGAAATAACGCCTACACAAGAAATTCGTTTGGAATGTCTACGGCTTGCAGTTGAGTTTGGAACGCAAAGAGATTTGTTGCATCCTAACAAACTTGCTGATATATATTACGAATGGGTTATGCAGGGTAGCTTGGCAACAAGTCCTCAAGACAATCGGATAGACGATAGCCTAAAGTCGGCTAAAAATTCTAGGAGTGTCCGTAAAGGGTAGCACACTGTAAATAAATCAAATGTAACTTTTACTAAGGAGACTTAAATGTCAACATCAGTAACTACAGCATTTGTCCAACAGTATTCTGCTAACGTACAGATGCT